AACCATATAAATACGCTATGCAAGTATCAGCAGTATTAGCATTAGGATTATAATTAAACGCTAAAGGCTGCATACAACCATATATAACAGGTATACAACCACCATTATCTACATTAGCAGTAGAATCATAATTAAAAGCTGTACTATCCATACAACCAAATATAGCTACATCAGTACAACTACCATCATCAATGCCAGCTACAAAACCTTGAGTATAATATTGCAAATAACCTGGATTAGTACAACCTGGTTGATAATAACAAACATCCGATGTATTTGCTAAAGCATTATAATTGTAAGCTGCTGTATCCATACAACCTAGTACAACTGGTATACATTCGTTGCCACAATAAGGTTGTGCTTCATATATATCTAAAGCACTTTTATAATTTCTTAATTTATTTTCATTTGGACCAGGCCAAGGATTATTACCTTGATGTATTATAGTCCCATAACTATTTTCTAATTTAAATGAATTTTGTATAGTTTGTATATCTAACTGTTGAGTATTTTGTTGCGGTGTAGGTATTTCAAAGTAATAAAAATAAACTTCATCATATGAATTTAATTCTAAAGCAAAGGTATCAGAATAAACACCATTACTACTAATTCTAAATTGCCATAGTGAATCACCTTGTTCAACACCTAACCAACAAGAGCCCCACGAATCACCACCATCATCATATAATATTAAATCATAAACACAAGGTGAAGTTAATAACATACGATCAACCGTAGGATCGTAGTTAAATTGAGTTGAATCAGTACACCCATAAGTGGCTAATGTCATACAGCTACCATCATCAACAGTAGCAAGTGGATTATATTCTAAGTAAGCAGGCGTGGTACAACCGTATATAGTAGTATCATTATTACAAGATGCAGACACATAAGTGCTAGACGATGCTGTATACCCAAAGTTAGGTGGACTTAATAAAAACACAGTATCTTGACAATCTAAGTTTGTAACTAAACAACCACCAACTACAGAACCACCACCAATACCATCACCATATGTATCATTAATTGTAAACATTATAGTATCACCAACAGGTACACAAACTTGAGTATGTATTGTTTGGCCAGTTTGTGTATAATCATAAGTACCAGAACTAACTGATGCAAATGTATCTGTAGCAGAATATATCAACCAAGATGTTTCACCTGGCCAATTATCTAGCTTTATAGCTACATCTATTAGTGATTGTCCAGGATTACAAATAATTTCTTGAATACAAGAACCATTGTCTACGTTAGCCCATGGATTATAATTAGTAGCGCTAGGATCAATACAACCATAATAGTATATACATGTACCATTATCATGTGTAGCTGTTGAATCATAATTAGATGATATAGTGTCAGTACAACCATATAAAACTGAATATGGATCGCTAATCATTATATCATCTATAGATATATCACTAGTATAGCTAGAACCAGTAATACCTTTAAATTTTATTTTAAATGGTGTAGTTGATGCTATTGGGTAATAAGCAAGTTTCCATTGGTTTCCTTGGTTTCCAGATATAGTATCTAACGCCGTATATCCAGCACTATCTAATACACCTATTTCTAAACTACCCATAGCAGTACCATACATATGATACCAGAAAGATAAAACTTTACCAGGTGTTTGTGAAACATCAAATGTAGGAGTATAAATTGTAAAAACTTTACCACCATAATTTTGACCTGAAGATTCTACATAAAAGTAAATACCACTACCTGTTGTATGATCGCCTGATGGCCCCGTGTTAAAAGAACTTGTTGCTCCTTGATGTAAAAACCAATTACCAAAATCATTTGTATCTTGTTCTAGTTCAACACCTGTTTCAAAATCATGTACCCAAGGAAAGTTGTTTACAACTTGACTAAAACTAAATATAGGTAATAATAATAATAGTATTATATTTTTCATTATTTACACTTGCAACATTTACCATCTACGCAACACCAACCAAAACATATTACACCATTAGTTAATTCACATAAAAATTTACATATTTTTTCTTTCATAATTTTATTTTTTCTTTTTTCCTATTTTTACACAGCTACCTTTAGAAAATCTAGTTGTACCTGGTTTTCTTCTATAACCTTTCCAACATTTCACTGGTGATTTCATTTTAAAACTTGAGCTTTTATTTTTCACCACATTTCTTTTTAGGATTATTAACTTGTCTCCAGTCTTCTTTTTGAAACCAGTCTCTTAATGTGGCGCCTTTTTTACGAGCACCTTTTACGTTTGTTTTTGAAGAACGTCTATATTTACCAGCTTTACCAGACTTTTGTTTAGCCGAAACTAAACGCTGTCTTTCTTTTTTGCTCATGCTAGCAATTTTAGCGGCAGGCAAACACGTTTTACGTGTGCCACCGCCTTTTTGCTTTTTCTTTATAGGATTGTTCTTCTGAACGTACATTACTTCTTTTTCATCTTCATACCAGCGGCTTTTTTCATCATCATAGCTGACTTCTTAACCATCTTCATACCATCTTTTTTAAGTTTCATAGCAGCTTTTTTCATTGCCATTGGCGTAAGCTTCATATTGTTTGCTTTTGCTAAAGCTTCTAATCCTTTAGTGCTTTTTTTAGCAGGTGATTTTTTTGCCATTTTTGCAGGTGCTTTTTTCACCATTTTCATTGGTTTTTTCATTTTAAATTTTGTTTTTTATGTGTTTACTCATTAAGTTACCTATTTCATCGCCCTTTTTACTGTCTGACTCATAGTGGGCACGGGCAACTCTCCTACTATAAGATATATTTTTTGCAGTCTGCATAAAAGCAGATTTACCATATTTCATTTTTAAAACATTACCTATTAACATACCTTGAACAGAATGTCCAGATGGATACGAAGGTGTTTTCATAGATTTTAAAACTATTGCTTTTAAGTTTTTATCTAGTTCATATGGTCTTTTTCTATTATGATGTTTCTTTAGTTCTAATATCACAGGTGCAGACTCTTTTATAAGTTTTTTAGCGATACTTTTATCATAATCTTCTACGCCTTGTTCTTTAGCTGTTTTTTTAAAAGCAGCTTCTATATCATCATACTTTTTGACAAACTCTTTTCTTAGTGGTATTTTTTTAAGAGCTTTAATTTCTTGATCAGTATCAAAGCTATTATCACTAGGTGGTTTTTGTTTTTTAAAACTTGATATATCAAAATCTTTAAACATTACTTTTTCTTTTTACCTCCACCAAATTTACTTGGTCCACCAGCTCTAGTACATCTTACACCCCAACCAGAAGCATAAGCACTAGGCCATACTTTAAATTTACGTTTAGCAGCAGCTTTACATGCTGCAGATATTTTTTTTAATGCTGAACTTTTCTTTACCATTTTCATAGCAGCTCGCTCAGCCATAGATGCTTTAACAGCTTTCTGCTGTTCTCTAGGCATATCTTTTACTTTTGGATTTGGCATAATTTATTTTTTTAACATTTCCATCTACGTCTAGCGGCTTTACCTCTTTCACCGGTCCAACCTTTTGATCTAGCGCAGAACGATTTTCTTCTTTTTGCAGCTTTACTACCTGGTTTAACTTTTCCTGTTACAGCTGTTTTAAGCTTACTTCCAGGGTTTTTACGTCTATATTCTTTAACTCCTTTAGAAGTCATCCCAGCGCCTTCCTTTACTGTTCTAAAGTTACGACCTTTACCTTTTGTAGTTTTTCTAGGTTCGTTACTTTTTTTTCTTCTTTTTTCTAATGGTGAATCCATTTCAAAAATAGGTTCACTATTATTTCTACGCCTACCACAACTAGTGACAGCAAAAGGATTACCTCTTTGTTTAAAATCCAAAGGCGATGCTTCAAACATATTATTTTGTCTTTCTGATCCTGGCATAATTAAAAGTCACTCATTAATTGATTACTTATTTCTTCTTGTACTTCTTCTTTTGTTGCTACCATTTTAAAACTTAAATCAGCTTGAAATCTAGCAACTTCTTCTCCATCTTTAAATATTATTATAGTAGGTATAACTGCTATTTTATGTTTTGTAGCTAAGCTAGTTTCTTTACTTATATCTACGTATGATATAGTTTTACAATCTTCAAGATCTTGAATCCAACTTACAGCATTGGCACTATTCCACTCAGCGTTAAATTGAGATACTTGTATTTGTCCAAAGACTGTTGTAACTATTAACCAAAATATAAGTACAAGTAAATATGATATTTTTTTTTTCATTATCTATTGTATAGCTTATCTTCTATTTTTTCTAAAGACTTTTTTATTTCTTCTACATCTTTTTGTGTAGTCATAATGGTGTTACGAATCATCTGGTCTTTCATATCAAACTCCATACGGGTAACATCTTGAGGAGGTGGTATTGGTAATTCTTTTGCCTCTGCAATATCTGCTTGCAACATAAACCACATACTTATTAATGTGGCCATAGCAAAACCTATAGCTATTAAAGTTTTAATGCTTAATACAAAACCCGTGTCTTCGTTTAATTCTTTTGCCATTTTAAAATATAACGTAATTTAATCCTAATTTAAAATCGTACCACTCTCTGTTCCAGTACTTATTGTATTTACCTTCTACAAAGTAGCCTAAGTTTTTGTTTTTCTTTATACCATATATAAAGCCAAATGAATAATCGTACCATTGGCCATCTACATAGTTGTGATAACTAAACTCACTACCATCATCATAGTGCCAAGGCATTAAACTACCCCAAGCGTGCATCCAATTTGATTTAGTATATTTATAATAATCAAAACCTACAACCATAGAATGTTGTATTGTTTTGCTTAATTCATTTCTTTTTCTTTGAGTATAATCTGATAATACTTCTGGTATAACAACAGCCTCCCAAACTTCAGCGCTAGTAGCAACTACTTCTCCAGCCGGGTTGTAGTATTCGTTGCTATACACATCTACCTCGTAACCCTCTTCCAAAGCTAAATAAGTATAATGAATATTACCGTTATCTAATATCCACTCGTCTAAAGCGTTGTAACCATAAGGCTCTGCGAGTCTATGTGTTAATCCTATATTCCAAGATAAATTTTTACCTTTACGTTGTCTGTATCTTTCAGATGCTTCAAAGTATTTTATATCAGCAAAACCATCTTCTAAGTATTCTAACTTTAAAGCAAAGAAATTTATACAAACTTCACTATCACAACCATCGTCAGAGCTAAATCTAATAAAATGGTGTTGATCCATATAGTCTACGCCTTCTTGTCTTTTATAATCAACCTCAAATAAGTATTCAACTCCTTTGACTTTACCTACAGTGGCCGCGTCACTGTAATTAGATTCAGTTCCATCATAAAATGTTTGCGCTTTGTTTTCATAGCCAAACCTTGCTATCTTACGTAAACCTATAGTAAAATTATAATCATAAGGAGTTGAAATAGTCTGTGTAGATAAACCATTATCTACAGAGAATATATCAACATCAGAAAGCGACGTACCACCATTAACAGCGGCATAAAATGTAGAAAACTTTAATAGCTTCTTAACATCTTCTTTTCCAAATGTTTGCGAACAACATTTTTTAGGAGCTGAACAAGCTACTAAAAGTATAGTTGTTAGTAATATTATTAATCTTTTCACCATTGTTATATAGTCACTTATTTTTTTAATTCTTTACTTTTTTATCTTCTACTTTTTTGTAGATTTTTTATTCTAATTTCTTCTCTAGTTGATCGTTTTTTATTTTTCTTTGTATTTTTTTTATTTATCTTGGCTTTTTCTTTTGCTTCTATTATAGCTTCGTTATCACCTAAGCCCAAACTCCAAGTCGTATAACCACTAAAAAACATTACTCTTTGAAAATTAGTATAATCTTTATCAAGCGCGTTACGCATGTTTATACTTTTTTGATATAGCCTGTTTGCTGGAAAATTAGTCAAAGCTTGCGTATAGTTAGTAACCGCTGACCACTGTGGGTTATCAGCATCAAAGGTTTCCATTTCACTTATAACATTTTCATTGTAATTAATAGTTTTTTCAGCGTTAACTATTTGTCTAGCTTTAATACCAACAACAGGTGAAAAATTTAACAACTCCATTAATACAGCACTTTCATCTTTGTTATAACCTTTTTCTCTTTGTTCCATAAACTTTCTTAAAGTATTTTTCAAAGTAGATGCTATAGCACCATATATACCAGAACCTCTTAATATAGAGTCAATAGTACCCTGTATAACTCTTTCTCTTTTCTTTAATATTTGATCTTCATCTTTATCATCATCAAACATAACTGCAAACAAAGCTGTTTGTAAGCTGTAGAATATAACGTTTTGTATACCACCATAATATAATATCTTAGATAAGTTACCTAAATTACTTTGAGTTCTTGTGGTATAAGGTGGTGATATTCTTTTATTATATATATCGCTTGCAGCTTTTTTAATTATTCTATTGTACTGTGATGTAATATTTTGAAAGTTTAACACTAACTTACCTATCCAACTAGCTTGTTGTTGCGATGTCATATCAGGTCTTGATGACTGCTGTGTTGACTGTGTTAAATCTTGAAAATCAGTAAAAGCAGCGGCTTCAGCCTCTTTCTTACTCATACCGTCTTTTATATATTTGTTAACTCTATTTCTATAAAACGTAGCACCACCAGTAGCAATTGCAATATTATCACCAATTTGTGTAGGTGTAAATCCTAATTTTAAAAGATAACTTATAACCATCTTGCTTGGGTTTTTAGAACCAGCTACAGCTTGAGCAAGATCAGCGCCATTAATATCAGTACCAATACCACCTCTTCTTTGTTTTAACATGTCTGAGTTAAATATAAATGCAAAGTCAGCCCAGTATTGTTTTTGGTTAGCAAAAGCTTTAGCAGCTGCAAATATATTATTATCAGCAAAATTAATATAGTTTACAATAGACATTTGCTGTAATATCGCAGATCTAACGTTAAAAAACATCACTGTACCTACAGATCCATTTAGATAATTCATAAACTTATTTGTAGTAGCATGTTGACCTTTTGGTCTATTAACACCAGTACTAATCCTATGTAACATGTCTTCTAGCGCGCTTCTAAAATCAGCACCATATGCAGCTTGAATTTTATTTAAATTTTCTTTAGAAAATAATATATCAGCATTTTCATTAAACTCTGTAAAATATTCTGCTCTACCAACTCTACCTGTAGCATCTATTAAATCAGTCTGTATATTACCAGCTTCCCAGCCTTTACCTGGATCTACATATTTCTCTTGTTTAGATATTACATTTAAAGTTTCAGTATAAGCTTGCAAACTAGGATCATTCATTACTATATCTACTAATTTTTGTTGATCAGTTTTACTTAAACCAGGAATATCATACCCATGTTTATTCCATAAATAAACTCTTACAGCATCTTCAAATATAAAATCACCATCAGGAGTTTTCTTTCTAAGTTTATTTTTAACATCTGCAAATTGTTTATTTAATGATTTATAATCATTTGCTATAGCTTGCTTAGCTGTATCTATTTCTCTATAAGCTCTATTTAAAGGTTTAACCAAAGCTTGTTCAAAAAAGTTTCTATGTTGATCACCTTTTTTACCTTTACCCATAAAGTTGTATAATAAACCTACAAAATCTTCATGTGATGGCGGTATAAAAAGCCTAAACTTACCTTTTTTCTCTCCACGTTTTCTAGCTTTAATATCTGAAAAACGTTTTTTAGCGTCAATACCAGTAACATCTTCTAATATTTTATTAAAGTCACTGTTCATTGATTTACTAAATTTAACTTTAGCTTGTTGTACTTTAGATTTAACATCAAACTGATCTAACATATTTTTAACAGCTTGTACGTTTTGTAACGCATCATCAGCAAAATAAAAGTCATTATAACCTTCACCAACTTTACCAGCAATCCAAAGTGCTTTTGCCTCAGCTGTAGAATTACCAAGACCTGTTATATTTTTTAAAGGTATATTTAAACCATTAGCTTTTAAAAAGTCAAATATAGCTTTTTGAGCTGCTGGTGGTCTTGCTGTTAGTACAAACATGTTTTCAGGACCAAACTTACTTTGTAGTTTCATTGCTTTATTAAACAATGGTGCTAACTTACCTTTAACAACTTTGTTAAAATCAGAAAAGTCAAATGTATAACCTTGATCTAATAAGTTTTCGTAAGTACTAGCATATTGTTCAGCGTTTAAAGTGCCAGTTGTACCATCAGGTCTAGTAAACTTAACTAATGATTGTGTTGTAGCTAACGTATCATCAAAATCTAAAACAGTAATACCTTGTGTTGGTTTATTAGTAGATCTTGAAAAATTAACAGCACTACTAAATATTTTGCTATTTTTATTTCTACTAGCTCTTATTAAAGAACTATTTAATTCTTTAACAAAACTATTCATATCGGTTTTGTTTGATAAGTTTAAATCTGATTTTTCTGGAAAATTTTTGCTTGACTTAGAATCTATCCTTGGCTCTATTCTTATATTAGTAGGCCTAGTTCCATCAGTTCTAACTTTACCTATATCCATTCTTGATATTAAATCAAACTCGCCTTGTAATCGAGGTATATTTAATTTGTTTGCAATACGTAAAACTTCTGCATTGTTAACATCTCCTTCTTGTCCTAACATATAAAACAAACCAGAATCACCAATATTTATAAAATACTCAGGCATTTTTTTAGTAGTATAATGATACTCTAAATATTTAGCAGTTACTTTTACACTATGATTAAACATGTGTTTAAAAGTTTTTAGTGTTGACAAATTATAAGATTTAACACCTTTTAAAAAATCAATACCACTAAAAATATTATCTTTTGCCGTGTTTTTTATTTTATTAATTAATTCTTCAGTAGCGTTTGTATCTATAGGATTTGGATTAGTTGATGTATCATTAAACTTCCAAGTATAAGAAACACCTCTAGAGCTATCCATTTTTATTTCAAGGCCAATAGAATTTCCTTCAAACTGAAAATGAATATCAGGTCTACCACCTTCTCTTACATATTGATTTACATTAATACCTAGTTTATTTTGTTTTACAGCAGCATCAGCTAACTCAATAAAAAACTGCTCATAAACATTGCTAATTTTATCTCTTTTTCTTTTACGTTTTTTTATAAAATTAACTATAGTTTTGTTATCTATTCTTTCTATACCTCTAGAATCATATTGGTCAATTATTGCTTCTACAACAAACTTGCCACCATACTTATCAGCTTGTTTGTCAGTTAAATTTCTGTAAAAATTAATCCTATCATTGTTATTAAAAATATCATCTAAAACAGATTCAGCTTGATCAAGATCTATTACAACCTGACCGCTTTTTACTTTTATCATTTTCTGTTTATATGTTACTTTGTTTTTCTTTTGAGAAAATTTAACGTTGGGATCTCTATTAATTGCAGAAGCTAAAGTTTGTAAATCATCTTTAAGTATTTGCGTGTCGTTTAATTCAGCTAAATCAGCTCTTCGTTGTATAACTGCTGGTTCTTGAGCAACTTGAAGTGTGGCATCATAAGACAAAGCACCAGCCATATATTTAGCTAGTTGATCTTTTCTAGTACCACGTTTACCAGATCTTTTTTTAGTTACTGGATTAAAAGCGGGTATATCAAAAAACGACATAAATTGAGCTTCTGTTGGATTTGCTTTTTCGTACAAACTAACAGCAGTTCCTTTATCTATGGTATTTAAAGCATCGGGTGGTAATAAATTTTGATTAACAGCGTCTTGAACCTCTTGTTTTGATGTAAGTTTTTTAACAAATCTAGTAAACACTCTTTCATCTTGTGGTACGTTTCTTTCTAATTGTACTAAATCAGAAGTAAACATAACTTTCATTATAGGTTCTCTAAACTTTTTTAAATTACTAATATATTGCTTAGTACCTAAAAAGTTTTTAACTGTTTTAAACAAATATACATTAGCCTCGTCTCTTAGTTTTCTTTGTATGTTTCTAGCAGATGTACCAGCCTCGTAAGCTCTTAATAAAGCTTTACGAGCACCATCTAAAATATCATTATATATTTTACTACCAGTTTCAATACCTATAGCTTTTCTAAATGCAGATTCTTTTTGTATTTCTACTTTGGCTTGTTCATCTTTTTTTCTAGCTTGTGCAGCTGGTGAAATATCTTCTGTTTCAATAGTTTGCGTTTCAGTATCAACATCAGTATCTTTTATATCAAAAGTTGTTTCACCTTCTTTTGTTCTTTTAGCGGCATCTATTCTTAAAGTTTGTCCTTCTTTTTTTCCTTCGATAGCAAGGGCTTTTTTAGCATCTAGTTTACCAAACCTTGTATCAGCAAATATTCTTTCACCAAAACCTTCTATACCAACTTTTGTGCCATCAGCTCTTTTTGCGTCAGGATTAAAACCAAGAACTCTATCTGTTACGTTTTGAATAATTTGATCACCTTCTTCTTTAGTAATTTGTTTTGATCTAATATAGTTATTTATAATACCACCTTGTTCAGTTATTGATTCAAATATTTCTTTATTTTTTCTAGGATTAGATAATAATTCGTCATATTGTTTTTTTGTTTTTACATCAGATGGTATAAGTTTGTTTATATCTGAAAGTAATGATCTAGAAAGTTTAACTTCTTTTGCTTGTTCTTCAGGACCTAAAACTAATGTTTGTGCTCTAGTACTACGCTGAAAACTATCTATATATCTAAGTACGTCATCAGTAGTGCTAAGTTTAAAAAACATATCACCTTTCTTAAAATACTTGTTAGAAAGTTGATTAAACATTAATTTAAGTGAAAGCAGAGAACTTGTAGAATTTTCATTTAATACACCAGCGTCTTTTAATTCTCCAGTTATTGTTAAAAGCTCCATTAAATCAACAGTATTGTTATTAGCTTTGGTATAACCATCCATTCTTTCTTGATAAACTCTATAGTCTTCTGGTTTTATTTTACCTTGTTTGTATAAAGTTTCTATTTCTGTTTGTATTCCTTCTACAACCGCTTTTTGAGATTCTACAATGTTATTATCTTTTACTAAACCAGTTTTAATATCGTTTATATGTTGTAGTTCGTGAATAGGAGAATAAGCCACTATAGATCTTTCTAAATTAGTTTCAGCGTTATTTATTTCTCTTATAACATTAGGTTCTACTAAAATAACATCATTACCTAAAAAACTTGCAGGATTACCTTCTCTAAATCCTTTTAAATATTCTTGTTTTTGTTGTTCAGCTGTTACTAAAACACCTTTTACATATACGTCTTTTAATTTACCAGACTTTATTGCTTTATCTAAATACTTTTCTAAATCAGTTAGATCAATAGTTCCATCTTCGTTTACTTTTCCAAATTGTTGTACTTTACCAGCTAATCCTTTTACAATGTTAACAGCACCTTGATATTTACCAAGGAAAAATTGAGTTTCTGCTTGTATTTCATCGTTTTTTAAAGTTGCCTCTATAGTTTTTTGTCTTCTTCTACTTGGACTATCTCTTAATTTATCTCTTTGAGAGTTTAAATCTTTTATTTCGTTAAGAATTTTTTCTTTTTGTTTTTTAATATAACCGTCACTAGATTTTTCATAAGCGCTAGATGCACCTAAGTTTTTGTATTTATTAAAAGAATCTCTTTTCTTTTGATTAAGAGCAAATAATTGCTTAATTTCAGAAGCTGTCATGTTAGCAACTTTTGCCATAGTATAAGAATCTATTAAAGCAGCCTCTCTCATTATTCTTTTACTATCCATTTCAAGAGTTTTTCTTTGATCAGGATCTAATAATTTAAAACCAGACTCTTGATCTGCTTGTAAAGCAGAATTTATTTCTATTATTTGATCTCTACGTTTTCTATTTTCAAGTATTTCGCCTTGTGTTATAACTTCACTTCTAATAGTATTATAAGCATTCATAGAGGTTGATGGTCCTAATATAGCCATTGTTGAAAATATTACATTAGCGTTAAAATTGTTATCAACACCAGCTAATAAAGATTTGTTTTGATCTAAAACAGTAACATCAACTAAATTGTGACCAACCTGAGTTAAAAATTCTTCCATGTATTCTACACCAACACCCTTACCAAATTTTCCAGCTCCTTTCAAAGTGTTTACTATAGTTAATCTATCGGTGGCAGGAGACATTCTATTTAAATTTCTTATTGTCCTCATAGTACCCATGCGTTCTGCATAAGTTGCAATACTACCATACATAATTGAAGAAAAAGCTTTGTCTAGCTCTGTAGCGCTAAGTGCTTTTTCATAATAATCAATTTCATTTAATATATTTGCTTTTTCACCTTCTGTTTTAGCAAAAGCTAAAGATTCTTGCAGCTTAGTAATTTGTTCAGAAGCTTTTCTTTGATCAATTTCCATGTGCGTTAGTTTAGCACCAGACTCAAGACCAAAAAAAGTACCACTTAAAACTTTAGTTGCTTTAGGAACATTCATGCCAGCTCTAATAGCACCTCCATATGTTAAAGCGGCGGCGATGCTAAAAGCGTTATTACCTAAGGCTTGATTTGCCCAAGAACCAATATTATTCATGTTAACATCGTCAAAATCAATGTTTAAAGGAAGAGCAGTTTGTTTATAGTTTTTTAAACTTTCATTGTAGTCAATAACACTTTCGTGTAAGTTTCTCCAATAACTCATAAACTCTTCATTAGAATCTTCATATACTCTTTGGCCAGTTGTTTCATCTATTTTACCAGTCCAATCAACATCACTTAACTTACCATAAGGGTTTATTATAGCATCTATAGTTCCATCAAGTTTGTCAGCTGTCCAAGCAAAACCTTTTAAAGTTCCAGTTAGCATAGTTCCCATTTCAGCAAAACCAGTTTCAAAACTTAAATTAACATTATTTAATAAACCGTAATCTAAAGCCAATGCTTTAGCTATAGTGCTAGAATCTTTAACTTTATTATAATTACCTGTTATTTTTTCAAAACCATCTCTTAACAATTGTGCTCTTAAAGTTAAATCATTGTAATCAATACCTTTTTCACTAAGTTCTGATTGAAACTTTTTAGCAATTTCTTCTCCTTGCTTTAACAGTCTATTATATTTTATTATTTTATCCCTAGAGGAGTATTCGTCAACATAGCCAAGAGCGTTTAACTCTGCTTTTATGTTATTAAGTTGTGATTCGTACTTGTTATTTATTTTTAAAAATTCATTATGCTCGGTATTCCAATCAGAAGATTTTATTTTATAATCATCAAGCTTAGTTTTAAAATATTGTGCAAGTACTTTTTCAGCTTCACTTTCTTGAGCTTGAAGTTTCATAACTTCTTCGTCTTGTTTTCTAACTCTAAAAATACTAATACCACCTAATTCTTTTATTTTTTTGTCTCTAGCTCTATCAGATTTTAAAGCATTTGTGTATAATTGAAGCCAGTTTTCACCTTCAGAATCAATATCTTCGGGTTCAAACACATTAATTATACCGTCTTGTATAATTTTTTTTGTATCTTCTTTTAAATCTTCATTATCTATTCTTCTTATATATTGCTCCGCCTCTTCTTTTTTAACGCGATCTACCGCTTGTTGTAAAACAGCACCTTCTACTTTAGAAGAATCAAAAACACCAGTTTCTTTATAACGTACGTATTGTTTATATTTTTCTTCTCCAAACCAACTTTTTAAATCCTCTTCTTCCGACCTAACATATCCTCTAAAATTAATAGCACCGCCACCTGGCACTTTTCTTCTTGATTGTTTAAAATTATCTAAGTTAAAATATTCTTCAGCTAATTTATTTTTTACTTTTTCATGGTCTTTATTAATACGTTTATTTATATCAAATAAATTTACAACAGCTTGTTCAGTTGTTTCTGGTAAACCCAAAGAACCAACGTCCAAGCCTGACTCCGTAACGATTGGCTCTTCGGCTTGAGTCACCTCCGGAGAACCTTGTGGCTTTCCCATAAACTTATTTTCAAAAGTGTTATAGTCACCACTAAAATCACCATCTTCTACAACGCCAGCGTGTAGTTTTTGTCTGTAATTTGGATCGTTTTTAAATTTGTTTTGGAACTCTTCAAAAGAAATACTAATATAATCATCTTGAAGTAAGCCATTATATAATTGTTCTAACATATTTTTATTTTAGTCGTATTTTTTATTTCCACCTGTTAATGTTCCTTGTCCTACGGCGTTTCTATAAGCAACTTGCTTAGTTACCATTAAATTAGTTTCTGTAGGCTTTTCATCAACAATTGTTTTTAAGAATTTTCCAGTTACACCATCTGTAATATTATAACCAACTACTTTTCCTTCTCTAACAACCGGTTTGTATATATTACCAAAAGCATCCTCAAACTCCTTACCAGTTTGTATAGAAGTAGCTATAGCTCGGTCATCATATAGAATATTTCCAGCTTTATTTTTATTATAGCCAACATACTCTTCTTGACCAGTCGCGGGATTAAAAAGATTTCCTTGTCTACCAACTAAATAATTACCTTCCCCTTGATTTGGAGTAATTCCGTAAATTTTATTAAGCCTTTCTTGTTCTTTTTTATTTTTTTCTTCCCAATATTTTTGATGTTTGTTTTTAGCAGCTAAAATAAGTTGTTCTTTCATTATGGACTGAGATGTTTTTACATCAAACAAAGGGTTTTCAGTGTTAACAACAGCGTCTATAAAGTTCGCTTTTTCAATATCACTTAAACCATCTTTTTCTTTATCAAATTTAGATATATCAAAACCAATCGCAGATAATATCTCAGATTCTAAGGTGCCATCTACCATAGATTTTTCAAGCATTGTTTTTAAATTACGCTGATCACCTTGCTCACCTAGTATACCATCGCTCATAATGATACCCATACCTTTTTTAGTGTTGGGCATGTTTTCTATTATGGTTTGACCAATAAGATTAGCGTTAAAATCTTCTGATGATAAAACCTTGTTTGAAACGTCAACATAAGAATTACTAAATTTAAAATCACGATACGCGGCCATTTCTTTAAATTGTGAATCTGTAATTTTAACTTGCTCTCCACTTTTTAAATTAACATGAAATACAACCTCGTCAGTTTTTTCATCTCTACTTGTTTTTTTATAATCACCTTTCATTATCAAAGCTTGTATTTCTTTATCTGTTTCTGACATGTAACTAGATAAATTATTTTGCACTTTGTCAGTAGCAAGTTCCGTAATGTAAGCTTTATGAGACTGAACCCAAGTAGAGTGATTTTGTATATATTTAAGACCTTCTATTCTTTTTTTATCATCTTTTTCGTTAACACCATCAAGATAAACTTTTTTTGCTTTTACTAATTCATCATAAGTACTATCATAAAGCGTTTGGCCTAAAGCACCTGAATTTAATAACACCTGATCAGCAGCGTCATCAAAAAGTTTGTTAACTCTAATTATTTCGTCTGCTTGTTTAGCTTTTTCATCCATAACAGATTTAAAAGTGTCAACACCCGCTTGTGTAGCTTGTTCTAAACCTGCATACATACCAGCAACATTATCGTAATTTTTATAAGCAGCCGCCGCGCCTTGTATTAACGCTGTATTTGGAGAATAACTTATTCCTTGTTTTTTTGCCATGTTTTATTGTTATAATTATCTTTTAGAAAATTTAGGTTTTAACTCTTCAAACTTATTAGTAAATGGATTAAATGTTAAATTTCCAGAAACAGGATTAGGATCACCTCCAAAACCATACCCACTTCCTCCAAATGCTCCAGTACCAAAAGTAGTAGAGTCATCTGTTAAATCATCTGCTAATTCACTTCCTGGTTTATATTTACCCATTGCTTCAGCTGCTTTTACTTTTGACGTTGCTTGCATGTAGCTACCAGCCATTTGAGTAGCTGCTGTAGCTATACCACCAACAGCGCCCATTTGTTGTGCTCTAGCTTCAGCTGTAGCTTTATTAGCAGCGGCAGTTCTTTGTTGTGACATACCAAGTAAAGTTCCAGTTTTTTGATATTCTAAACCTCTAGATTTTTCAGCACCAGCTAATCTTTGTGTTTGTGCAAATTGTTCACCTTTTCTTTCAGCCATTTGTATTTGACCCGCTTGAGCAGCAGCAGCTCTTTGATTAGCAGCTTCTTGTTGGCCTATACTTGCGCTAGCTCTTTGCGCCGCTAGTTGACCTTGGTTTGCTAAAGTTTGAGCTAATGCAGCTATTCCAGAACCTCCAGCGGCACCACTAAGATCTTGCATTATATTTGCTTGTTGTTGAGCAACTTGTTGTGCTTCAAATTGAGCTTGTTGCTGGTTAACAGTTAAATCTTCCATAGTGTTTTCCATTTTTGTAAACGTATTTTGCACATTAGCCGCTAAATTACTAGTATCTAATGCTTCATATTGACTCATACGTTTTTGTAGCTCTGCTTTTGCTGCTCTTTGCTCTTCTCTTCTAGCTTTTCTACCAGATAAAGACATACCAAGCTTAGCTATACCACCAGCTACAGCTACACCACCACCAATTAACGCTGCTGTTACAAATGCCATAATCTATTTATTTTTGTTAATATATTCTTCATATTCTTTATAATTTAAAGCTACTATTTCTTTTTCTAATTTGTCTAAATCTTTGGTGTTAGTAGGGTTTTTATGTATATTTACAAATATAGAATTTTCATTTGCAAGTATAACTCTTTTAACTCCAGGTGTTGAAACGACGTAGCATGGGGCTACATAATCCTCTGTTACATCTTCAGTAGCTATTGTAATATGTCCAGTTAATAAAAACCAAACATGTAAATGTTTGTGTATTGCTCCAACTACAATACTATTTTTTACCATATCCATCTGCCTAATATATACACCATCAGCAAACGAATGTTTTATAGGTGCTATTTTGCCAGTTCTAACAATTTTTTTACCATCACCTTCTACATTAACACCATCAGCAATGTTTATTAAAGCCTTTTCAAGTTTTAATATTTTTTCTCTTGAATTTATAGAAACTTCTTTTTTAGACATAATTATATATAATTTATATCTATAATAGTCACAGTTTTACTTGTTTTTTTAAGAAGCAGACGTTGATAACAGCTTGTCTACATCAAATCTAAACGTTGCATCTGTATTACCAACTTTAGTAATTTCGATGTTTCCTGTTATTGTAGCTATCCTACCTGTGTTTTGTATTGTTAAAGTTATACCACTTTCTAATGTTTGCGCTGCATCAGCTGTAAAGTTACCAGCACCATCAGCACCACCACCAGCCGTTATAAGAGGATCTTGTAGTGCTGGATTTATACCTATACCACTAATCCTAGAAATATTATTAATAACACCTTCTCTATCAGCTACACCTATAGTAGTACTATTACTAACTGCTCCAGATGTTGTAGTTGTTGGTGCTGTCAATGTTAATTCTAAATCTGTAATTTCAACCGTATATCCAAAAACATCGTTTATTAAAGATTTACCATAACCACCTATTTTAATTGTATCTCCAGCTAAAGCTAATATTTGTTGATTATTAAATACTATATTTCCTGGTTGTACAGTAACAACACCTTTTGAAACAGTAGGTGTTTGATTGTTATTATCTAAAGCTGGTACATAGTTATTAGCTATTGTTGTTTCGTTTTCAGTGTCAGCATATAAAACCGTAGTATCAATATAATCACTAACAGTCGTGCTAGATGTTACGTTCGTGCCTGTAACTATCATACCTTTTGTTATATTTTTTAAATTATTTATTGGCCATCTATAATTTTTTTGTTTAAAGAAAGTTAAAGGCGCATTATCGCGAAACTGAATAGCTTGTGACATTGTGAAATCAGTATCTGTACCACTAGTAGCAACTACTGTAACGGTTGTTAAACTTCTATTTACTTTAGAGCTAAATGTTAAAGTTGCGCCATCTTCAAAAGCAGTAGCTTCATTAACGGTAAATCTATTAGCGTTACCACCAGTTCCAACAACTGTTACTTCTAATATGGTGCCAGCCGCATCTGCTATAGTTCCAGTAACTTGATCTCCAACAGCCATTATAGTGCTGCATGTTTGGTCTAACGTTACAACTGTGCCATCTGCAATAGCACCATCGACTGTACCTGTTGTTGTAGCTGTTGTTATTTTGTCTCCAACAGTAAGATTAGTACCAGCACTACCATCCATTCTAACAACAGTGCCACTAGTAACAGCACCATCAACATCATCACCTGTAAAAGCCGCTGTAGCTGTTGGATATATATCTTCTGTATAAATATCTTCTGGTGCACTACCAATAGTAGGTTCTAAAAAAGATAATATTTCATCGTAAGTAGGTTGTTTTAAAATTCTATAAGCAGCTGTTGCGCCAGCTGTTGTTGTAAATGAAAATGCTGTTTTACTTAACGTTCCGCCTCTATCAACAGATATAGTTTGAGTACCAAAAGTACCAGCTACACCACCAGTTAAAGAAAAACCAGTAAGAGTTAATGTTAAAGCAGTATACTGATATATTACTTTTTGCATCATTAAAGAATTAGATCCAGTACTACCATTTATATTTAAACTACCATCAGGAAATCTAGCTTCTACATAATCAGCGTGTTTAGTGCCAGGTTTAGCGTATAAATATATATCATATTGATCATCATCAGTTATAGCAGGAAAAGTTATAGTACCAGAGTAAGACTTATTAACTAAAACATCTTCTAATCTAGTTTTAGCAACCTGAAAAGAATTAGTAGTAAAATTATAATAGTAACTATCTTCGTTTTTTATTTCTAATATAAATTCAGAGTTTATATCACCAACTATAGTAAAAGTTCTTTTAGTTGTTCTAAAAGGCAAATCACTTAAATCTATAATAAATTCTTTTATAATTTTATCCATTTTTTATTTATTTACTACTTTCAGAAAACTCAGATCCAAAACTAAACAACTCTGCTTTTTCTTTAGAATCATTAACAAAATTAATACTAGCATAATAACCTAATAAACTAGTTGTATTTACTTGTTTATCTTTAACAAAAGATATATAATCTCCTGACGAAGGTAAATCTGAAGTACTAGGATAAAAAACATCATCATAATAAACGTCAATATCAAACTCTTCAGTCACATCGTTGTATTCTATCTTCTTAACTTCACCTAACTTTTTAGTATTTTCTAGTTTAGAAGAATTAAAATCACCAACCTTTACACCACCGCTTGTGAAATATATTATATCTCCAACTTGTAATGAAAAGTTAACTTTTTTAAATGATAATGTTGTCATTTGATTTGCCATATTTTTTTATTTTATTAATATTAACCACCGGTACCAGTTATACTACCACCACTACTTAATCCGCCACCACCTGCAGATTGAATACAACCAGAAGAACCATTTAAACAAGCAGCAGGAGTACTATAAGCATCTGCTGTGTTATAAAGCGGGTGACAAGGACCAATTTGAGTACAACTTCCTCCACCGCTTATACAGGCAAATTTACTAGGTCCAACATTATAAGTACCTGAGCATGAACCATCATCCCAAGTAGCTTGTGAATTATAATTACAATCTAGTGGTTGTGTACAACCACCGATACAACCATCGCCAGTTTCTAATCCTTCCCATAAGTTGCTTGCTACAAGATCCACCGCGTAAGCATTATCTACCCAAGAGCCTGTTGAATTAGTAGTTGGGTGAATAACATTATTAACAGGATCGTTAGGATAAGTCTGTGGGTTATTCATAATATCTGAGCTACTTAAACCTGTTATTGTTGTAGCTTCTACAAAACCGTCAACATCACATTGATAAGCAAGTACATCGTAACAACATCCCGTGCCATTGCAACCACCAGTACCTTGAACATGAGTTGGTTGTCCAGCGTTAGCGTTACCAGCAGGAAATTGATTTTGAGCTAGATTAACATCTATGTAGTTAGCAGCAGTACTATCGTTAACACATCCATACTGCTGACAACAAGTTTCATTACCGTAGTTTGGATGCGCACCTAAAGTTTGGTTTGGTATTGCACCGACACAATCAGGTAAATAAACACCAACTCCAAGCCCTTGACCATTAGGTGCGTTAGGATTTAAACAACCTGCAGACAACGAAGAAACAGGCCCTTCGCAACAAGCTACTCCATTTCCAGGTCCTGTACACTCATTACCAGGTGTATTATCACAACCTGGAACACCACCATCACAAGGTGAAGCAGTTACATTAGCCGGTACACCAGCATTAAAGTTACTAAAACCTGGATCTAAACAAGCGTAATAAGTGGCGCTACCACAGAAAGTATGTACTAATTGAAGTAGATTATTAAAGATGTATTGAGTGGTAACAGCTGCAGTTACAGGATCTTGATAAAAACCAACTTGATTAATAGTGTCAACGTTGTAATTTACATCACCAGGTTCGCTACAAAAATTAAATTCGCAACTACCATCGTCTGTGTTTGCTACTCCAACTCCTGGTCCTTGGTAATTAGTAGCTGTTGTAGCAAAAATATAATTCCCGGAGAAATTTTGTCTACCTACACAGCCGTTTATAATTGGAACACAACTTCCATCATCAATATTAGCATTAGGATCATAATTAAACATTACTGGATCTGTACACCCGTAATTAGCTGTAACACAACTACCATTATCTATTATAGATCCTGGATATAATAATTCATAAGAGGTAGCGGTTGGACCAAAATTAGTTGGGTTAATTGCGTTTGGATTTGTACAACCATACCATTCACAACTACCATCTTCAACGGTTGGAGCTAACGCTAAATCATAATTATTCGCGGTTGCATCTGTACAACCTATATTACCTGTTAAACAAGTTCCATTATCAATAGTTGCTAATGAATTATAATTCAACGCTGTAACATCTGTACAACCAAACACAGCGCTAGGAGAGCTTGTGTTATTTAAAATACCTAAACCTTGTATTGCAAAGCTACTTTGATCAAAAAGTGAGCTATTGTCATCATTAATAACTATACTCATATTACCCGTAACTGCTACGTCTTTTCCTTTTAAATAGCTAAACCATTTACCTTCTTTGTCTATAAAATTATTTACGCTACCTTTTTCTAAGTCTGTATGTATATTATCTACATACCAACCATCTCTTGGTGTTAAATTAATATATTCTTCAATGTTAAAATTAATTTTAGAATTACTACCTTCGTAATTTAAAGTATTAAAAGATTTTACAATACCAGGTGCATCATTTAAAGAAGCGGTTACAGTTGAATTATCAAAAACACCATAAAAAGTATTTCTGTCTACGCTTTCGTCGTGATGTTTCCAAAGTTTACCACTTCGAAAAGTGTAATATTCATTAGCGCAGCTAATAGCGTTTTCAGGAACAAAAGATTTAAAACTAACCCAGCCTCTTACGTTTTCTTTATAAGATATGGTTTTTGATATTTCATCTCCTTGTAAAGTAATATTATACTCTCCTTTTTTGTCATCATAACTACCAAATAAAGTTCTTGATATTTTTAAATTATCTTTAAACCAATCACTCATACCAGCGTCAGATATAGGAGTTAAACCATCTCTTGAAAGTCTAATAACTTTACCTCTTACTTTGTCTGTAAAATATGCTCTAAATGATTCTGAGGCGAAAGATTCTGGGTTTTTAGATATACCAAATTCACTAGAATAAGGTGTTGCTGATCCTAAAACGTTTTTAGTAGCAGTTAAATTAGTACTACCATCAGCATTAAACAAAGCATCTTTATTTGCTAATATTTTTAAAACTCTATCTTCACATAAAGCTAATAAATCCCCATTTTGACCCCAACCAGCGTGTAGTTTTTGTATACTACCATAACTAGGATTTATTTCTTTTGTAATTTTTTCAGCTTGAATAAATTGATTTAAATTATTAACTCCAGAGTTAGAGTTGTATATACCAGAATATATTAAACCATATTTTCTTTGTTCTACTTCATAACCCTCTTCAAGTGTAGTAGATACTCTAGGACCTTTATCCAACGATGGTGAATTAAAAACATCTCTTATAGAGCTAGACTCTACACCGTTACCAAAAGAATAACAATTATGCCAGCTTAAACCATATGAAACAGATTCTCTACGTGGACTTATATAAAAAGATTTACTTACTGTTATGCTAGAAACAGAACCTGTAAGTGGGTCTGTATAATTAATAGTTTCAGAATTTACTAAACCGCCAAATTTAGCTGTAGTATAACTACCATCTAATCTTGAAAACTTTATTATGTTGTTAACAGTTAGATAATCTTGAGCAACTTCTGTATTTATTTTAACTATATTATCTTCCCAACTTACAACTTCAGCAGGCTTATTTGATGGCAATGGCAATATAGGATTTGGAAAACTACCTGTTGTAGTTGTAGAAACTAAAGTTCCAACTGGAGCAAAAGCATAACCACTTTCTCCAAAAAAATTAACAGGTAAAGTATCACTTATTTCATGAAAAATATTTAAATCAGCAGTTTCTTTAGGTTCTGTTTCAAAAATTGCTGCATCTTCTGTAAAATCTACATCGTTATCATTTATAATAATTTCTTTTTCAACAATTTCTATAGGACAATTATAGTCGTTAGATGCTATTACTAATTTATCACTAGCAGTTGGAGCCGCAACAGCCGTAGGATTACCAATAGGATCGTAACCACCCGCGTTACCTAAACCATCAGTACCTATTACACCACCATCAGGAGCTCTTAATGTTAGTCTATATGTTATTCTTCTATTAAAGTGTGCGTAGTTTTGCCAAACTTCAGCTACTTTTAAATAATCGTCGTATGTAAGCGCAGGTGTACCACCTGGAATCATAGATAAATCAAAAAATGGATATTCATTTTTACCATGAAAAGTTTCAGAATAATTTACTTTATAAAATTTATTTACATTTACTATTTCATAAACAATTTTATTTGGGTCATTTTTAAATCTTAAAAACTTACCAGGTCTTAAATTTTGACCAAAAATTTCTGCCTTTGACTCATTGGAATCAGCGAATCTACCTTCTATTTTCCAATTGTCTACCCAATTTCTAGTTTGAAAATTTCCATGATAATAATTATTTTCTATAAGGTCTTTAACAAACTTACTAGTTATAATTATTGGATTTAAACTATAAGGCCGCTCATGCCAATCTGCAACGCTACCATTAGCGCCGTGTGCTTGTTTATTAATTTTTCCAGGTCCAATGTAAGATAAATCTATTGTAAAATCAGTTACACCAAGACCTGTTGTGTGATATTCATAAGAATAAGTGTCATCTCCTTTATCTAAACCTCCACCATAACCACCAGTGGTAGTACCACTATTATAATAAGTGCCATTACTATTAACAAAATTACCCCACATGCTATTTCTATTATGAGATATAGAAGATGTATTAGAACTAAGATAATTATAACCTCCATAATTAGTTGTTCCTATATTTTGATCACCTTGATAAATTGCTGGTAATTGAGCAATTAATGGGTTTGAAGTAGGTTTATATGCTTTTTCGTATCTTTTTTTAAAACTATGTCTACCCCAAAGCGGTTCTTCTCCAGCGGCAAAAGCCTCGTCAATAACCCATCTTGATTCAGTATGTAAGTCTTTTAGTTTGTTATTTATTTTTCTCCAAACATGATGTCCCCAATAAACATTTTCATTATAAGGCGTTTCAGGTTTAGCGTTATGAATTCCAAAAGATGAATTTAAAATATTATTTATGTTCCAGTTAAAATTAGTAGTTATTGTAAAGTATTCACTAGCTGTGTCTGTATATTGTGTAGCTAGTCCTCCTGGCGCACCGTTAAAGCCATAATCATTTATATGGTTTATACCGTCATTATGGGTTGACTTACTAATACCACTACTAGGATCTTCATAATCAAAATCTTTTATATATCCACACTCAGCTACAGCAACAGTTCTATATTGCTCAATATTTGGTTGAACTATAACTCTATCAATGTATTCGTCTCTAAGTATTTTTACAAAAAATCTTCCTTGAAATACAGATCTATTTTGAACTATTTCTTGTGCTATGTCTAAAACTAAATAATCACTATAGCCACCACCACCGCTTATTCTATATGTATTCACATCAGTGTTTCCAGAAGATCTATTTCTTAAAAAGTTTCTATTACCATTAATACCTGCAGGATGAGCTGTTTTACTATAAGTAAACTCCGCGTCATCACCTAACTTCTTTTTTAATTTTATAATATATTTATTATCACTTTCAGCAGGGCTAGAAGTAGCATCAGACTTTTTAGTTCTTACAACATTATCTACTTCATACCAAGCTGTTTGATCTACCGTTAAAAAATCTAAGCCCTGTTGTCTTATTCTTATATATAAAGGACTGTTGACAGATTTACTACCACCACCACCACCATCGTTAGTCTCACTTTCAGCATCTGGAGAGTTATGTTTTTTATGAAAATTATCTAATAAAGTACGTTCCATAACAGTAGATGATATATATAAAGTATCTTGACCTACAACTGGTAAACCGTTTTCAAAAGGATATTTTCCACGTAAAGTAGTGTTAGTTGAATCTGTATATTTACTATCATGAGCACCTACAAAAAGAACGCTATTTCCAGATAACAAACCATCACGAGGTAAACTACCATCAGAATATTGCTCATTTGAAACAGAACCTAGCAAAACTTTTCTAGTTCTTATATATTCTGGCGATTCGTTTTTAACATCAATAACTTTATATTGTTCTAAAGTTGTTTCTGGAACGTTACTATCATATGCTTTTTTAAGAAACAAAGTAGTATCTAAATCAATTTTATTTCTATCATTAGAAGAAAAAGAAAGCCAAAGATTACCATCTTCAGCATCAAAATATCTGTCTAGTGCTAAATTGTGATACTTAGTAGAAACTTCTTTTATGTAAAATTTTTGATAAGTAGCCCAACTAGGTGCATTACTATTTAATTGTACTTCTATTTGATTAGTAGACGCAGAATCTAATTTACCTACAGATTTAGAACCACTCACATCTGTTAAAACAGGTGTTTGTCTATTATATTGATCAGAATACACAACGCCTAATTGATAACTTCTTAAAGATTTTATAGATTTATAATCTCCAGAGTTTCTATTTTTTAAATTAAAAGTAAAAGAAACTCTAGTATCATCTAAATTGTAATTTTGCTCATAATTACCATATATAATTCTATTACCTGAAACATCTTGAGCTAACGCTCTTTTTGGCACGTTATCAAATGCTCTTAATAATTGGTTTGAAGCAACTACAGATTTAATTGTTTCTTGTTTTATTTTGTAAGAATTATCAAACCAGTATTGATCGCTAGGTTTTATTTCATCAACTATATAAACGTTTGGAGAATCAGATTCTTTATATAATATATCTATTTGCTTTACATCTTCTGGAATATTACCAGGAACTATTTGTTTTATTGTTAGTTCTTTAAGTTTGTTTTCCATACCTAAATTATAACCTGAATTAGGTTTAAAATTAAAATCTCCAGCCATAAAAGCTGGTTCAGAAAAAGGTCCAAAAGAAGAATATTCATTGTCTTTATATTTAAACCTGAAAGAAAATCTTGGAAACTTTAATTTATATAGTTTTTCATATGACTTATCTAAATCACAAGAAAAATCATCACTTGTAAAACTTAACTCTTCGTCAATACTAAGAATATCACAAACAAAAGTAGAGCTAGAAGTTTTTTCTTTAACAACAACTCTAATATCATAATCTGTCACCGGAAAACTAGAGTCTATTTCAAATGATTTTAATAATAATATATCATTTACTTCGTAATTTAAAGGCGATGATGTTATAGAAAATATATTTAGTATTACTTGACTATCATTATTAACTCCTGAAAAATTATAATTAACTTCACCATAGCTATTTCCTTTTCTTTCGCCAACCATTTCTAAAATTGGAGCGCTTAGTGGTGGTGTTTTAATAACTGTTACATGTTTTTCTTTAACAGGTATATTGTTAGCATAACCAATGCTTTGAGAAGGATTAATTAATCTAGTTTGAGTTAAAGGAAAAGGATATTGTATAGTACCTTCTATACTAGAATTAATATTTATTTTTTTTGGTTCTGTTCTATTATCAGTCCAAAATAACATATCATCAACAATATTTATACCAGTTATAATTTGACCGTGTTGATAGTTTAAAACTCTAGGGTTTTTAAATAGCAAAGCTTGATATGAACTTAAACCATTTTCAAACCCACTAGATAAAATTAAATCTGTATTTAAAAAAACTTTATTTTCACCAGTAATAAGGATTTGTCCATACTCCGGAACTGCAACACCATTTATAAATCCACCAACTTGAAAAGGTATAATAGGGTTTCCATTTAAATCTTCAACTGTAACAGAATTATCTACAGGATTAATATTGTTTATTTTGCAATTGAGAAGACCACCTACTTGATTACTTATTGGAACTATATTTATAATATCTCCTACAGCAAAATTAGTAACATCATAACTTATATTTCCGGTGTTGTAATCGTAAAAGTATATATTACCATTAAAAAGGTTATTATTTACAGTTACTGTTTGAGTTATTGAAGCTACTATATTATTTTGATTTGCACCATAAGTTTCAAAGAAATGTGTAGGGCTTGACACGCCCCAAGTAGAAGGACTTGGATTATTTAAAGAATTAGCCAAGTTGATAGGAAGGTTGTTGTCCAAAGTAACTTTTACAGCTGATATACCTAAACCTGCAATTGTTAAGTTAGCATTAGTCGCGTTTGTTATTTGATAAGTTTGAGAAAGTGCATTATCATTATAAAATAAATTTATAGTTTCACCTATTAAACCACTTAAAGTTCCAGTAAAATGAGTTATATAAATAAAATCAGCTGCTGCACTCCAACTTGTTGACGCGGTAGGCATGGCGCTGGCAGCATCACCCATTATAGCTGGTATTAGTATTTTATTTCCAATTTTTACAGCTGGATTTACGTTAGGATCAGCAAAAAAAGTTTGTGTAACGTTTGAAGAGCTAGGATCTGCATCAAAAATAGCGTCATATGGATCTGGAGTAGAAATAGATGTTACAGAAGCAGTATTTGAACTATTACCAAAAGAATCTACACCTGTAACTTCAGTTCCAACTTGTATTTGATTAAAAATTTCTGTACTAATGCCTTCTATAATATTATCATCATTAGTCGAGGTGTTAACAGCAGAAAAACCATATTTATCTACAAAAACACGTTCACAACCGTCTGTAGTTTTTCTTACTATTTGATCTGATAAATTAATTGGAGCTTGTAAATTAATATTTTGAGATAAATTTGCGGCAGAATCGCCGAAGGGATCACCAGAAACCATCCAATATAAATTATCATTAGACTCATCAGATATAGAGCCTACAGTGTAACTATTGACTGGAAGAAAATCATTAGGACAACCTAAAGAGTTTCCTAATATATTTTGAACTGTACCCACGTCAGAGTTTTCTGATGTTGATACTTGTACGTTCATAGCGTCTATGTATTCACCTTTTGGAACAAGTCTTTCATCAAGATCTTTGTTCATTTTACCACCGGTGAAGGTGTTTTTTATTTCCGGCATATACTAGTGTTTTATCTGCTTAGATTTACCTCTAAGTATTTGAGTTAATTCTTCTAGTTTTAAATTTGAAAGTCTTAATTTTGCTTTTCTTATAGCAGCAAATTTTTCTTTTGTTAGTCTAGGTACTAACGCTTGCCCATAATTAGAAGTTGATAATATAGCATGCGCTATAGATTTATACATTGCTTCCTCTGCAAATTTATGAACTTGCATTTCTTTGTCAGTTCCAAGACTGTCACTTATATAATCTAATATCACAGTTTTTCCTGAAATATTAGAGCTAAAATATATTTTTCCAGAGTCACAGTCCATATAAAAAGAACCATTTACTTGCGCATGTTGAGGGTCTAGCCCATATCTTTTACCTTCGTTTGGCCAATATATATCGTTTTGATAATCTTGGTAATCATTTATATTATTTTCTGAAGGAGTATGAGATTTATAATTACTCCAAGTAGTAGATGTTTCTTCAAAGTCAACTTTTTTTATTGAAATATTATCAATATTTACAAAGAAGCTAGAAGAACCAGGAGCTGCCTCTTGTTTAATCATTATAGTTTCAGCTTCCATTTGAGTACCATCATCACTAGCAGTTATAGTTTGCTCGTGTGTTCCATTTGTAGTTATCGCGGATGTTTTAGCATAATAGCCCATATCATCAACTATATACAACCTAATTTCAACACCTGCAGTTATACCACTAGTTGTTACAGAAACTTTATAACTTTGGTTTTGTACTATTGGTACATTATGTTGAACAAAACTTTGATGCTGTTGTAAATCGTGTCCTTCAATACCAAGCTCTCCCGTAGTAAAATGCCAACCTTCTTTTGGATAACCAGGTGGATATATAGTTGTAGTTCCCGCTGCAGAAGTATAAACAGATACAGGATTATTAATTGGTTTTACCATACCATTGCCATCGCCAAGATAACCTTTATTTAATTCCCAATTATCTGAAGTACCATTAAAACTTCCGTTTACAACAAGTTCTCCTGATTCAATTAAGTTGTTATTAATATCATATAAAAAATCACCACTTGCATCTTCTTGAAATCTTTTAGGATTAGAAGTTTTACTAACTGGATATAAAACATGTTTGATACCAGCTGAATCTACTGAAGAAACTTTTGTATAGTTAACATAATCTATAGGTAAAGTATAATTTAAAGCAGCGGGTACAGTAAACTCTATAGACTTGCAAGATTTAAGAGTGTCAAAAGAAAGTTCTTGCAAAGATCTCATTGCGTGAAACTGAACATCTGTAATTTTAGCTCTAGGTATCATTTTGTCTTCACCAACATAAACAACCATAAATTGATTTATTATATCGTGAAGAGAAGTAAATTGGTAGTTACCAAAATCATTTGAACTATAATAATTAGCTTGAGTTGTATTATCTAATAATCCCATTTATTTATTGTTTTTCTTGTTGAATTTGTAAAGATTCTAAACCTTGACCAGACTGTGAAATATCTTCTCTTTTCATAGATACACCAGCAAATTTTAATATTTTATAAACAAGTTCTGTTTCTTCAGAAGAGTGAAGTTCAAAGTTTTCAGCAGTACCTTGATTATATAAAGCTTTTCCGCTAACAACAAAATAACCCCATCTAGGTGTATTTGGGTGTTTTATATATGTAAACCCGCCAGAATATGCATTACTATTTATAATATAAGGATAAACTGTCATTGTATGACTCGTCGCGTTTTGATAATTATTTTTAACATGTACAGGTCTCTCCATGCTAGGACTTGTTAAAGGACTGTTTAGCATCCTTATAATTTCATCAGGTTGAACTTCGTTAATTATAGTTCTTTTGCCATTAGCTTGCTCTAAATATATAGTTCCTAATCTATATATACCAAGTTTACCTGGATCTAATACACAGTTTTCATCAGCTGTTACACCTTCCCACTCTCCCACAGTTTCAAATATGTTTATTTTTTCATTTAGTCTATTTATAGCATCAACATATTCTTCTTTTTTAGCTTGAAGTCTATTATATTGTTCTAAATCATAAAAATATTGTTCGAATATTTCTTTTTGCGCTTGATCAGCATATAAATTAAACTCTTGAGGAGTTATATAACCCCTTTGCTCTTTATTTGCAAAAGCTAATACTTTTTGGTATACTGTATCTATATCTACCATAATTTTTTTTTAGTTATTATAAGGAAAAAATCTATTTAAAGTTTCTTGTCTTTTGTCACAACCACAATCTTTACCAGTTGCTTTAGCAACAGTATCTACAATTTTTTTTATTCCTGTTGCTTTTGTAATTTTAGCCACTGTATCACCTAAACCTTTTGATTTGTTTTTTTCCATATAATTTAAGTTTGTAGTTTGTAATCGCCCCATAGGGCGACTACCACTACAGTTTGATTAATTTAATCGTTTTTCTATATTTGTATATATTTCCATACCTTCATCAGTTTTAAACCAATGCGCTAAAGCAGTGTATGGATGCTCATCAAATGGTACTGTCATTATAGGTCTATCATTAGATCCCCACAAAAACTTTCTTTGATCTTGAGATAATTTAATAATACCAAGCTCGGTAGCTTTAATACCAAAATTTCTAAGCTGAACGTTGTCATCAGTGGCTAATTCTAAAAACAAAGCGGGGTTATTACGAGCAAACACTAATAAATCTCTTTTAAGTTCTTTAGAACTCATCTTAGATACTTCAGAACCTTTTTCTACACGCATAATAGCTTCTGCTAAATCAACATCCATATCTCTAGCTATAACTATTGCGTCGGCTTCTAATTCTAAAATCTCTATATCTTGAGAAGCTTCTTGTATTGGATTATACTCGTAAAACAACTTATCTTTATGTGGATGATATAAAGATAAAAGCTTTTGTAATACTGTTTTTTCTTTTGGAACAAATAAATTACCATCTCTAAAAATTATATGAGCTAATCTTTGATCACCTTTCATTTCATCTACAAATGGTGTTGTTTGGTTTTCACAATATTTTAGTTCTCTTTCGTAACCTTTTTTTTCGTCAAAAAAATATATTCCAGAACTTTTCATACTATAAGATATAGGTTTTTTATTACCTTTTAAATAGTAAATTCTATCTTTTATTTCCCACTCAGGTTTTTTAGTTTCAACTTTTTTAGGTTTTGGTGTTTCAACAACTTGTGTTTCAACAACAGGTACCTCCACCTTTTCTGTTTTTTGTTTTTTTGCCATAATATAATATATAATAAAATTAATAAAATAAAAGGCCGAGGCCGAAGCCCCGGTCTTTTAAAAATGATTTACTTCATTAACATAAAGTTGTTTGCACCTTGAGTGATTAAACATCTTTCAGTTAAGAAATGTAGTTGCATTGCATCTAAAGCAGATGTAGCAGCGCCAACAGAACCAGTAACCCAAGATTTCATTCTTCGATCATCAGTTTGTGAAGCTCTATATCTAACATGTAAGAAAGGACGTTTCATACTTGCTCCAACAGTTTGGTCATAAACTGAAGAAGTACCAGCTGGAATCATAACACCTCTAATTGCATTAGTAGCGTTAGCGTCATTAATACTACCTCTTGTAGCTTTGTCATTTAAGTATCTGAAATCAGATTTGTAGAAGTCATAAGAACCTCTTCTGAAACCAGTAAAACCTAAATTTAATGCCATATCTTCAGAGTTGTTAAATACCCCGTAAGAAGTACCACCAGCTCCGTAAGAGTTCATCGAAGCTAACATATCATCAATAGCTAAGCTAGTTGATCTGTTAACAAACATCATGTACTCTTCAATAGCACCTTGTTTATCAAACTCAGCTAAGATTAAATCAAACTCAGCTAAATCAGTAGCAGCATTAACACCAGTTACACCAGTAGTAATGTTACCTCTTGATTCAATAGCAGCAAATAAACCTTCAGTACCAAATTTAGCACCGTTACCGTTTATAAGTAAATCAGCATTAGTAGCAGCAGTGCCGTCTAAACCAATTTCACTTTCTAACATTGACATTTCAATGTAGTCAGTAAAACGAGCTCTAGTATCAGCTTCAGCTTTTAAGTACCATAAGTAACCTGATTGTCCGCTTTCAGCAGAAACTTCAACCCAACCAATTCTTGAAGCATCAGAACCAGAAACTTCGTAGTAATCTTTCATTATAATTGGTTTGTTAGTAAAAGATTTGAACCTTGGCTCATTAGCACCTCTTACATCAGTATCAGCAGCAGAAGCATCATGATAATTAGTACCTTTACCAAATTCAGAACCATAAACTAAAATAGTAGTAGCTTGATTTGAGTCTGTCGCTGTAAGTGCAGTAGCGCCATAAGGTGCTAAAGTAACATCATCTGTAGATACAGCAGAAACTAAACATTTTACAACTTGATTAGCATCAGCTACTATTACAGTGTCATTAACTCTAATACCGTGTCTAACCTCACCAGTGTGACCGTTAGAAATACCTGAGTTATCAGAATCAGCGCCATCAATGTCAGCTTGCACTAAAAATGAAGTAGTATCTGTTAATCTACCTTTGTAAGATAAGTGTAATCTACCTTGTTCTGACCAAACAACTTGATCAGCTGTCATAGCTTCTTCAGCACCAACTTGTGCTAAGAAACCAGAAATTGTACGAGGTCCAAAAACCTCAGCTTCTTTTTCCATTAAATCTGGAACGTATTGTTGAGCCCAACCTTCATTTGTGGTTGCAGCTAAGTCTAAGTAATTTGTAGCTAGTGTTTGTTGCATTGCAGCAGGTACACTATTTAACAAACCACCAGGATTTGAAATTGCCATAATTTTGTAATTTTAAATTGTTATTTGTTTTTATTTATTTTAAACTTAAAATCAGAAGAAGTATCACCTAACACTTTTACTTTTATTCCGCCCGCTTCAACGGTTCCATGACTTTGTCTTGGATCCATATTAACGTTTTTGGCTTTAGCAACACTATTTTTCATAGCATCAGCTTTTCCTTGTTCATAAAAATGTTTTGCAACAGCATCAGCATTCATCGCTGTAAATAAAGATTTGTGATAACCCTTAGCGTCTGATAATGTAGAATTTTTATCTAAAAACTTTTTAGTAAAATTACTTATATCACTTTGAGTTGTTTTAATCTCTTCAGCGTTGTTTACATTAAACCTGTATTTTTTATCACCGACGTTGTATTCAAAACCTTTGAACTTGTCGTTAAAAACTTTATTAGTTTTTTGTGTAAAAATTTCAGAGTTCTTTTTTACTATTTTTTCATTTGCTTCTGACTCTTTGTTGTATCTATTAAAGAAGTTTACAGCTTTTTGTTGTTCAGGCGTAAGCTTTGAACCAGCTTTAATTTCTTCATAGTATTTGGACTTTTGCCCGTCCAGGTGGCTTCTAGCACTGGCAACTTGCTCTTTTAATGCTAGTTTTTTTCTTCGTACATCTCTTTCCTCGTCAACTTCTTCATCGTAAGAGAAAGAGTCTTCCATAAGAAAGTTAATTTCTTCGTTTGTTAAATGCGGTTTTGTTTGTTTGTAATACTCATATAAAACATCGTTATCATTTAACTTGCTATAATCTTGATTTAGCTTTACATAATCGTTTATATCACCACCAGTTTCTTCCATAAAATCTACTAATTTTTGAATATTTTCTGGTAATGGTTTTCCAGTAGCCTCAGCTTGTGCAACTGCTTCTTCAACCTGCTCTTCTACTTCTGCAACCTCTTCTTCAGTAGAATCTTCAGTTATTTCTTCTAGCGTTGGAGCTTCTTGTGTTTCTGCTTCCGGTTGTATTTCTTCTTGTTCTTGTGTGGACTCGGCATCTTCAGGCTCTGCAACCACTCCGCTGTCGTCAGCGTTATCTTCTTTAGTTTCATCTTTTTCTTCTTTTGGTGTTGGTGGTTTATCTAAGTTTACTTTAATAACATCATCTTTTGTAATGTTGTCTTGTGTAGTCTCTTCGACTACTTGTTCTTTGTTTTCTTCCATAATATAATATAATAATAATTAATAAATTTATCTAGGGTCAAACGCGCCTAAATTAAATCCTCCGCCTAGTATATCATTACCTGCAGACTCAAAGTTTTTAGGTGGTTTTCCACTATTTCTTTGTTCAATCATTTCTGATTGCTGTGTAGCTTGTATTTTTGTTCTTTCGTCTTTACGATCTTCTTTTTGTTTTTCTCTTTCTTTCATGCCATCAACTTCAATATTCTTAAGCTGCATGCTATATTGAAACTCTAAAGCCATTAATTCTTTTTTCATTTCAACCTCTTGCTGCATTTTTTGAGCGTTTATTTGAGCTTCTATTTGCATTAACTCCGCTTTACCAGCGTTTAAAGCTTGGTTTTTTTGAACATCAGCTTGCGCTGCGGCTTGCGCCGCTTGAGTATTAGACTGGGTTTGAGCTTGTATATTTTGCATTTGTAACGCTCTATCTTTGTCTTCTTTTTTCTTTCTTCGTATTTTTAAAAGCTGATTAGCTAGTTTAACATTTTTCACCTCTCTAAGATCAATAGCATCTTCTAACTCTATTGTTTTTTGTTGAAGCGCCATTTGAATATTATTTTCTAATCTAGCTTTTTCTTCTTCATCAGGCTGTAACTCTAAAAATATTCCAAAATCATATAGATGTAAATTAGAAATTTCTTCTAGTGTGGCAACGTTGTGCACGCCAATAGCTTGAATAAAAGCATCTTTAGTTGGAGAATATTCTATAACATCTGATATTCTAAGAGATAAACAATCTGCTATTTCAGCTGTTAAATACAACCCAGCTTGTAATATGTGCCTTGTTGCTGTATTACTATTTGCTGCTGCTAATTTTTGTATACCAACCAAAGCGTTTTTATCAGGCGTGCTACCGTCTCTAGCTTCATTAAGACCGGTTACATCTCTTATCATCTGTAAATAATAATTATAATTAGCAATAAGCGCTTGCATTTTATTACCACCAGATCCTGATGTTATTTCTTGAATAGGTATTTTACCTGGATTCATATCACCATCTTGAGTAAACGATCTACCTATAACAGAACCAGTTTGAAAAAACATGTTTAAAGCTTCTTGTGGATTATAGTTAGTACCATTACCAAGGTCAACCTCTGCCAAACCATCCGCATCTAAGTAAACACCATCAGGCACCATGCGTGACATTACCTGCTGTAGTTTTAAATGAGTTAATTGAATCATGTCAGCGAAGCCAGTTATACGTTTTACTAAAGAATCTATCTTACCATCATACATTCTAGGAGCAACTATAGCATAATTCATTTTTACTTTAGTAAAATCACTTTTAGGCCGCATCATATTTTTAGCCATTTCATATTTAAGTAGCTTATCTGTACCTAATATTAAAGCGCCTTCATATAAACACTCTATAGATCTAAGCATTCTACTATAACCACCTTCTTTGTTTTCAGGTGGATTAAATGAATCATCTTTAGGTATAATTTTGTCTGCACCAGTACCAGTTTGTTTTACTTTATAAACTTCATTCATATAAGTTTTATAATTAAAATATAAAACTTGAATAGTATTAGTGTCTTCTTTTTTACCAGAATATCTAGTGTTATAATTATTTCTATTATAATTTTTGTTTTTCATTATATCCTCAAGATCACTTTCTGTTAAATGAGGAAATTGTTTTGCTAATTCATTAACTGGTATTGTTTTTACTTCGCCAACATAATATATATCATCAAAGTTAGGTGAGTCTGTATATGAATAAACTAAATTAGCAGGATCAACATAATCTATAGTAACACCTTCAGAAGTATTAAAATTTGTTTTAACAGCACCAATACCAAGAACTGTTAAATCATAATAAAACCTTTTCTTTATAGATTCATAATCATTACCTTCAAATAAAACATTTAAAGCTTGTTCTTCAGCAAGCTCAATAGCTTGTTTATAATTTAACTGCATATGAAGTTGCAACTCTTCTGGTGAATCTGGTAATTCTATTTCTGTACTTCTCATGTCTATACCATAATCAGTATTTACCTCAGCATCAAATTGCCTCATTTCCATATCTTCCATTATAGCTTCCATGTATTCAGTTCTTTCAGTTATACTATAAGGGTCTTGAGCAAAAGCTTTAATATCGTATGTTCGTTCAGCAATACCATTAACAACTATATCTACAAACTTAGATATAATTGGAACTGGCTTCCAGTCTAAATTTAAATAGGACAAATCACCATTTATAGATAACTCGTCCTTATATTTTTGTATTGATTGTTCTCCTCTAGCGTATAATCTTAAACTGTGAAAATCTTTAATGTTAGACATATATTTATTATTACTTCTGTCTTCATTAAACCATTCTGTTTCTATAGCTTTAGCTACTTTTAAACCATAATCATAGCTTAGTTTTTCAGCATCACTGACTGTTTGGCTTGGAAAATAACTTTTACTAGAATATGCCATATTTATTTTATTATTTGTGAATTAGTTCCAGTATTACTATACTTGGAAATGTTTATATTTAGTTTAGGTTTTTCAACCTTTGCGTTTGGCGCATATAAATGTCTATTGTTAGCCATAATAGCTAAACCACTACTTATTGACGCGTCAAACTTTGTTCTTTTGTTTATATCAAATTTAGCCCAGTCATTTAAAAGTGAGTTAAAATATAAATCTCCAAAACTACCATCTTGTTTCATGCCCACGTGGTCTTGTATGTACATCTCAATTGCAGCAGCGTGAGCTTGTTTTATATCTTCACTTGAGTTTGGTATACCACCTATTTCTTTTTCAGCTACAGATAATTTATTCCACAATTTATCAGGCCTGTTCATACTAAAACCTCTATAACCTCTACGTCTTAAATAATATAAAAGACGTGGTTTATTGTTCTCTGCGAGTATTGGCATACCATAAAATACTAACGCCATTAATACATCTTCAAAGAATATTTCAGCTGTAGGTGGTCTTGATAAGTATTCTAA